CCATATCCACCATTGTTACCTGATCCACCACTACCACCAGGTTGAGATGTATTAATATTAAATGTGAATCTATCATCATTTACTAATTCTGTTGGAATTGATACAGTACCACCCTGACCTCCTGATCCACCAGAGTTACCTGAACCACCACCAGATCCACCATAAATGTAGATAGTTTTTTGAACTCCATCAACAAAAAGTGAAATACTTGTAGTGCCGCCTTGACCGCCATTACCTGTGCTACCGCCACCACCGCCTCCACCGCCATACACAGTAAATTCATACGATGAAGTTCTTGCTAAAGCAGCAATTGTGTGTGTTCCACTAGTATATTCATTCTCATATCTTAATTCACCCAATCCAACGTTAACACCAGGAATAGTTTTTCCACCAATTACAGTTTGATTATCAACCGTATACATCCTAGGAGTTGGTACTGCTGTTTGTTCCTCAAAATACCCAGCAGCTTCCCTAACACTACCACCTGAAATACTACCACTCCAACTAGTAAGTATTTGGAATTGATTTGCAGTAAGACCTGTTGATTCAACTGTCCATGCTGCTTCTAAAGTACCCACTCCAGTATTAAACAACACTACAGCATCACCAGGAGATAGTCCATGATCAGAAGAAGTAGTGACACTAGTAGTTGTACCATTACCTGATGCACTTGCAATTTCAACTGCAGGAGCTTCAGTAATCCTATAGTTTAAACACCCACCACCTGCATCTGTAGATTCACCAATACCATCAGTATTACCATACGTAGAAATTCTTCTATTAGATAATTGACTACCTAATAATCCATGAGAGTGACCTTTAGCAATACCATCTCCAGCGGCACCACCAGGATTAAATTGTAAAAGAGCACCTTTAAAATTATTGAATGATGATGTATATGTATCAACACCACCTACTGGTGCTTCAGTTGCTTCTTCCGGTTGACTATGTAATAGTTGGTGATCATGTATGGGTGGTTTATTAAAAATATAATCTTGAATAGGACCAACAGTATATTTCTTTTCTCCAATCAAATATGGTTCTATTTGTGTTGTTACATCACTATAACCTGTGGTTAAAACATCACTGATCTCAAAGAATTCGCCAGGATCATCCATCACATCCTTTGAAATATACCATCTACCACCAACATCACCTAGACGCATAGAAATTCTATCTTCTACCAATGGTGTTCCTGCACCGTCAACACCTTCACCAAATCCAATAAGTTTTCTATCTCTATAATCTGGTACTCTAAACTTTCCTAAAATATATGGATAATCTGCTAATCTATATGGCTTTCTAATACGAACAGTTGGATGTCCAGCAGTAACACCATTAGTTACAGTCTGTGCTGTAAATGTAGTGAAATCAACGTTCACAACAGGATTAGTAATACTTGATCCCGCACCAGTTACATTAAGATTAGGTTGAAATAAAGCAGTTCTAACTGCTGGTTGTTGGATTATTGGACCTTGACCTGCCTCAAAGTCAATGTATTGAACTACTTCTTGAGTGTTAGTTAAAACTGCCTTTACATGAAATCTATAAATATGTCTCTCTCCTGCAGGAGGCTGAGGACCACAATATCCATTATTAACCCAATCTGTGCTAGTACCTATTGAAGAACTAGTAACTTGGTTTGTTAAAATAGTTACCCCAACAGGAAAAGATTGATTAACTGTGTATGCAGTAAATGTATTAGGAATATTTTGCACTCGCCACAAAATAAATTCATTGCCTGTTGACGTTCCCGTACTAGCATCATACTGGCCAGTACCCTCAACTGATAGATCTTCTAATGCTATTTCATAATTATCTACGGTAACTCCATCAGGAAGTCCAACCATTGCAGACCAATTAAATGATGGAGTATCATTTCTAGCACCCTGTGATTCGTATTGTTCATAGTTTGTTGGATATCCTGAACCAGTTAACGGATCATATGTTCCAGGAGCAATTGCAGGTACAGTACCATAATGAGCCAATGGAAGAGCATTATATTCTCCACCATCATTAATTAAAATTGAAGATGTTAAATCCCAAGTTATTGTACCACTTGGAGTTCCACCTGTACCTGCATTCGGATCATAATTAATAAGTACTCTGTAAATATGGGTATCTGATCTCTGAGCAAGAGGTTGGTAATTTAAAGCATAATTTAATCTATATCCAGTACCCTCAACAAATACTCCTGCTGGATAATCTCCTAATGCTGGAAATGAAAATACCGCATCATTCGGAATTACTCTATCATAATACGTTGTTCCTGAACTATCTACCTTAGGAGTACCATAAATTTCAACATAAACATTACCACCATCATTAAAAGTTCTGAATGGTGTCCCTGGTGATCCAGATGTTACAGTATAGAGAGCATTTGTAGTTAAATCTCCTGGTAAAGAATACTCATTTCCGATTACTTCATATAATCCAGGAAAAGCAGTAATATCATACTGGGCTCCATCACAATACAAATATCCTCTATAATCATACTCAGGATCTTGTGTTGCAACATTATTATTTTTATCGGAATTGACACCAACGAGTGTAGGGACGATGGAGCCAAGAGTGACATAAGATCCACCCTTATCGGCATAATAATTCGCTAGTGTGGGACGGTAAGAAACTGTCATCAGATCTTAATTAAATATTCGGTGATAATGTATGGCTGAATATATTTATCTGCCTTCTTTGATGTATTTGTTTTGATTGTGATCTTAGAAACCAATCCAGTATCTGCTCTCATAGTAGCAGCTCTTGTCTTTAATGCATAAGTATGTGGAGTATCAGATTCAAAATCCATTCTATGACGGTGAGTACCATCATATCCATATTCACCAGTTGTTGTAGTAATGTTACTAACTCCAAGGAATCCAGGACGATAATTTTCTGTATCAAAACTAGTAAATGGGAGATTTACTTGACCCTCGTTCTGTGCAGGAAAATTTTCTAATTCATCTGAATCTCTATCACCGATACTTGTTCCATTTGCACCACCTAAACACTCACCAAAAATAGCCACAGTACATACGCATCTTTGTATATATGTTGGAGAATAACTAACCGTACCAAAAGTTGTATCACCACATTCATGACCTGAACCATGATTATTTGAGTCACCAACCTTTGTAATACACCATTCTTGATTGTTAACTTCTGGACAACTAGATTCCTTTGGCCATAAGCAATATGCCTCACTTCCGATAAAAGAAGCACAAACACCAAAACAAGCACCATAATGATAACAATATGATGTTGGACCTGTAAAAAATTCTCCTGCTTGCTTATTACCCATGATTATAGAAGTCATAGCCCAATAACAAAGAATCTGATTAGTATTCTGCCACCATTGACAAACGTTCAAAGAACTTGGAACTTTAGCAAAATTATTAGCATTAGAAGAAAAATGACTTTGTCCTCTATCCATCTGCCTAGCACGTGTTGTTGTACTTCTATGCATATGTGGTTGAAATGCATTAGCAACAACATCAATACTCTCAGTATATGCTCCAGTACTATTAGTGAATGAAGGTTCTCCTCTTAATTGTAATGTTTGTTGAGGAATATAAAAATTACCTGTATATGTTAACTGGTATGGACTATCAATATTTTGTACTACATCCAATCCAACACCAGATTTGGGAATGACCTTATCATCAGTGTTAGTAACATAAAGATCATTAAACATACCTATGTTTGATGATGTAGTTGCTCTTATATGCTTATTTCTTAAGTCTGGTAATTGTATTTGATTATCATTTAAATTTTGGTCTTCTTTTTTAAATTTAGACTCACCACCTGTACCCAAAACTAATGCTAGTAATGGATATTCTTCAGCAAATAACACTCTACCATCACATCTTAAATATCCAGCTGGAAGTAATTTCTTATTAATCTCACTTGCTGGATCTTCAGATGTTACCTCAACAGGAAAAGATATAATCTGCCCCGACATAGATCCTATCTTGGACTTTTCTTTATTGTAAAATACTGCCATTCTAGAATGCTCTTATAATGTACATCAGTGTCTGTGATGGTGTGTTAATATTCATTTGAATACTCAACGCAGTGTCTACAGATAAGGGAATTGTACTACCTGTGGAAATATTATTAACAAGAATTGTTGTAGGTGTAGAAAGACTACCTCTGTTCATAGTAATTTCCATTGCTTCATGTGTATGATTCTGCAGACCAGTATCAGCCCACCTTTCATAATCATGATTTAGAGTTGTGGTAAATGTATTAGTTACAGCTGTATTTATAGGTTGTGGCGCTCCCGCACTAGGATCATACACCATGTCATCAATATAAGAAGCTGGCATATTTCCTCCTCTATATGCCGCTGGAATTTCTGGTGATGCGTAGTAATTCCTTTTACCACGATATCTTCCTGCAGGAGGAAATACACCAGTGTTTGCAGCTTTCTGAACATTTTCAACTGCACGTCCATCATCTGTGTAACTATTTTGGATAGCATCCTGTGCTTGAATTGTTCTGGCAGCGTTTTTCTTTGTGTCGTCTGGCAGCATTGCTTGACTTGCTGGAAATTCTCTTCTTGCATCTCCTGATACTATAGTATTCTCTGGCAAATCTGGATCTACCCATGTAAGATTATATTCTGGATTTTGACTCCAACTATGTGCTCCAGAATTTGCACCGCCACGATAACCAATTGCCTGAACTGATGTAGTTCCCTCTGAGGGCCCTGCTTCCTCTGCCTTTCCAGGTTGGAATTGAAGTGCGTGACTTCCAGTAGCAGAAGCAGACCAGAATTGATCAAAATCAGATTCTGATGCTGGTCTATGTGTATGAGATGGCATATGATCAATACCTAGTTTTCTAGGAATAACATATGATGTATCAAAATAGATTGGTGGATCCATTACAATACCACGTATCCTACCAGCTAAACTATCAGATGGTTCTAAATCAAAAGTAATATCAACATTTGAATCTTGAAGGGTATCTGGTAAATCTCCTTCTGTTCCATTAGTGCTAATTGTTGTAGTTAAAACTGTTAAATCTGTTATAGTCAAACCACTACTATTCACTGGTTCACTATCAGTATCTCTATTACCCTCAATATCAACCAACACCAACTGATTCAAATTGGGTAATGCGAACGTATCAACATGTCTATTTGGATTATGCCCTTCCCTACCAGCAGGAGGATTGTAGGGAAAATCATTAACTATTCCCCAATTAGTTCCTGTGACATAGTTTACATCAGTTGAGGTAGGTCCATATGTGTTACCAATAATCTTTGCTAATAGGGGATAATCAGCAGCATTTATCATTGCTGCTGTCATATTACAAATAATCCAACCAGGGGGAACATTATCCAAACTTTCCCCACTTCTAGATCCACCACCCCAAGGCATAATAGTGCCAACTGGGGCAATCTTTCTTGACCTAATACGATTGTAACTTGCCATCTATCAAACCTCCTTGAGCCACCAGCCCTGTACAGCAGACGAAACAATTGTTCCCGAAGAATCTGAAGATCCAAGATAAACCAGAGTAAATGCTGCGTTAGGTGTTTGTACAATCATTTCGCCAGAAGCGTATGGTGTAGTTCCACCAATACCGATTGTAGTTCCATTAGCATCACCTTGTACTCTAGTTCCAATACCTTGTGCTCTCAAGATTAAAGTGGTATCATATGTCAAATTACCACCAACTTCCATAACTGTAATAGAATCACCAGTTTGCGGGTTATCAGGTAAATACAAGATCAAACTATCTCCTGCAGTTACATTAGCAAAGTACTGAACATTAGCACTTAAGTACTTAGCACTTTCCTCAGAACCACTAGAAACATATCTGCTATGTCTACCACCACTTGTTGTATAATAGTTAGTTAGACCAAAGGCATCAATTGACTGATCCTTATTAATAGTATACGTATTGACACCATTTGGTCCCAAGTTTGATAACTTAAATTGTGCTGTCTTAGGTGGAAGTTCAACCGCTTCACCACGAATGTTTAGACTGTTACCAATAATACCATCACCAAATACATCAATTTGGAAACTTACTAAGCTAACTGTAGTGAGAACATTTTCTGGACACATACTTGAATAAAGTTTAATGTCACCTCTACCAATAACACCAGCATCAAAGTAAATAGTTCCAGAGTGATCAGCATGACCATCATCATTACCAACAGCAAGAATCTGTGTATTATTAGTAGAATCTTTAATGTTGACTGAACCGCCAATCATGTTGAGGTTATTATTAATAGTCAATTCACCAGTTCTAGAAGTAACATCGTCTTGGAAGTCCTCATTCATGATGGGAACATGATATTTGCCTGCTAATCCGCCATTAACTGTGTATATCTCATCAGTTAGAGTATTACTCGTATCATGGAAACGGAAGAACTGATCATAATCTAACTTTTGCTGCGCGATGTATCCTTTGTTTATAACGATAGAAGTAAACGGAACTGCACTGCGGCTTCTGTTCTGAATATCCATAAGGACAGCAGATTCCTTATGCTTAATAATTCTCTTAACAGTAGTTGTTGATGCAACATAATCTGTTAATGGATTTGCAGTTGTACCTTCTTGTGCGGGAACACATCGTAGAATCTTACTTGTTAGATCAATAGAAGCAATTTCCATGATCTCCCAATCATTGCCACTTAATGGATCTACAAGTTGAGCAGTTTTACCAACCAAGACCAAATCGCCTTGAGCAAATTGACCAGTCTCACTTCCAATTTCAGCAACCTCTAAGTATACAGAACCAGCAATTGTGCCAGTAGTAGCATCAACAGTCAGTGTTGTGATTGGACCATCAACACTAAGTACTTGTGGATCTACTTGATATGAATACACCCTAATATTTGAAGGTGTAGTAGAATACCTAGCAACAGTATCTGCTACTACCTCACTACCAGGAAGAACCCTAGCAACATCAAATCTTCTATACTGATTACCCAATTCCATTACAGAATTACAAGTATCAAGATAAAGACTATTCTGTCCCTGGCCGTTAGTTATAGTAAACTCGTCATTGAGATATGCAATGAACTTAACGTTATTCGCAGCAGCGAGAATATTAATTACCCTAGAAAGTTTAATCGTATTATTATCAGTTGCATAATCAATTTCTGCAATTCTAGTATTGGGGAATAGATCAACGTCATAGTCCTCACTAGGATCAAGTTTAAGAACATCACCAAGAGATACCAAAGCAATATTTGCATCAGAAATTCCAGTGATATTCCATGTAATAACATTATCTGTAATTGGAGTAATATCACCAATAATAGTACCCTTAACATCTGTTCCACATCCACCATTAATAGTAACAGAACTATTAACTGTCAAATCACCTTCAATAGTAGTATCACCCGTTACGGAGTCAACAATGAATACATCCTTATTAGGATCTCCACAATCAGAAATTCTAAATGTCTGAATTTCTTCATTGAGTGAAGTTAGAACTTTAATTACCTCACCTTGATCATAAATTCCATCACTTGTGGTATCTTCACGATCAACAATAACATAATCATTTGGTTTTAACTGACCACCAAATTCAGCAAGGAAGACGGAATCTTCTGGACCAGTATCATCAAGTGCTTGCTCAATCCAAGTAGAATCAAACTGAACATTAACCTTATAGATTGGTGTTGTATCAGGATGAGTATTAAGAACTGTTGTGTATGTTCCTAATGGTTGGCGAAGAACCTTAATGTAGTATGGTGCTGCATTGATTCTAGTAAGTTCAACAACTTTCAAGAATTCTGGATGCTCAGTTGAACCAATAACAGGACTATCAACCAGAATGTAATCATTCTCTACAAAGTATGGATTACCGTTAACATCAACAGGCTCATTCTTAAGAGGTAGATAGAAATGATCACCAGTCAGTGCTGGTAAAACAGTTGGTTGAATAGTACCACCAACATTAATTGTCTGCTGATATGCGGATGATCCACCCCAATCTCCAGCACCAGCAGTATCAACTTGGTTGTATCCAATAGTTGTAGTTGGTAATCTCTTAACATTTAGAATGTCAATATTCTTATTGAACAAGACATCCGATAGAATACCGTCATCATGCGAGACAATTACAGATCCTGCTTGTCCTCTAGCACCATTAAATGCGAAGGATGCAAGTCCACCACACATCCAAATGTTACCATTAAACTTAGCAGAAGCAATTACTTCCAACTGGTTGTTAATAGTTGTTGTACCACCCTGACCTGCGATATTAATCTCAGATGCATTAGTAGCAAAATTGACAATAGATGCAGAACCAGAATCAGAGAAGAAACTAACAGTTCCAGCAGTTGTTGATAGTCTTACAGTATCAGTAAGTGTTCTACGTGAACCTAACTGGAAGTCACCATCAACCTTGAATGACTTAGACTTAACTCTAGTAAATGATAGTGATTCGTTATTATTATATGCTCCACCAATCTCAATCTTAGAAATATTGGTAGCATCATCTGGTATAGTAGCAATTAAGAGATTGCTATTCAAGGACTTAGTACCGATGGCAAAATGCTGCTCATCAGTAGTCTCATTGCCAATATCAACGTTCTTAACCCAACCAGCAATCTTAAGACCTTTAAGACCAGCTTCACCAACAAAGGTGTTGTTCATCAAGAAGTTGAACTGTCCAGAGGTAATGTCTGTTCTGATTTCAGCAGTATTAGTACCACCACCACCATGAACTTCAATATCCTCTTGGAATCTAGCATCACCAGTGAATCTAGACTCACCATCAACAACTAATGCTCTATCCAATTCTGTGTTAGTTACGTTAATACCAACACGACCATTATCCTTAGTAGAAACTCTCAGTGTTGCTGCAGCATTTGTTGGATCAGCACTATCACCACCAACTAAGAGAGCATTATACTCTGTCTGTTGAGTTCTGTTAGAGAATATTGCATGATCAAGGTAATTAGTGATTGTCTTACCACTAATAAATGCATTACCAACGACATCAAGATTTGCTCTAGGATCTGTTACAACATCAACAAACGCATTTTGATATGCGGTATGAGGAGTACGTGCAACTGTGTTGATACCTAACTTATAATTACCAATGTCATCTGTCTTAGTTCTGATTGCTTCAGCACCTAGAACACCAAACTCTTTCCAAGAAGAATTAGAGAATTCCAATAATACATTATTTCCAAGAGCAACTTCATCAGACCAATTTCTTGGGTTGTCATTTGCAACATTAGATCTATTTTCAATGATCGCAAACTGACAGGTATCTGCACTAGGACTAAATCCATTTCCAATAACCTGCCACAGACCATTAAATCCAGGATCGCTATAATTAGAAATTCTAATCTGAGAACCACTAGTAACTCCAACCTGATCGTTAGATAATCCGTTACCCCAAGCAATGGTAATAACAGTACTACCATTCATAGTGAAGTTTTGAATGTTCGCACTTGGAACATCTTCAAAGTAGTTAGCGTAAACCCATCCAAGTGAACCAGATCCACCAACTTCAGAACCCTTCAGAAGCATATCTCCTGATAAAGGAACAGCACTACCATAAAGAACATTCTGTGTAGTATCAATAGCAGTTCCAAGACCAGTACTATAAAGAGGACTCTGATTTGGTGTGATATTTGATCCAAGATTACCAACTACATGGTTCTGAATCTTATATCCTTGTGCTCCACCATTTGATCCGCGTGGATTAAACTGGAAGATTGAAGCAGCAACTCTGTTTCTAGCAATAACAATATCGCCCTTTGTATCCTGATTAAGGAATTGTTGTGTCTTATCAAGAGTAGCATCATCACCATCACTAGGTGATACATTAGAAACTACCTGAAGTGCGTAATCTCTTACTCTACCAAGAACATTAATAACGACTGGAGAGTTAAATGTACTCTTCTTATCCTGTGCATCACCACCATTAACAGTGATGTACTCGTTAAATGTTACTGGATTATCAAATGTTGTGACCAAAGATGTCACTTCATCTGCATCATCCTCAGAATCAACTAACTGTGCAGACTCTAGGAATACTTCTTCACCAGTGATAGCATCAATCTTACGGTTACCAATGTATAGGTCACCATTAGAGTTAAGACCAGTGTAGAATACTAAACCACCATCTTCCTTCTTAGACTGAGCATAGAAGTCTTGGATAGGTGCTAATACAATCTCCTGACGAGCGGGAAGACCTGTTGAATAGTTACCAGGACCGAAACCAAGGTATTCAAACGTATGGTTACCTGCTCTTGCGATAGAAGGTCTACGTAGTTCAACGTAGAGACGCATATCAGACATTACAGTACTGTCACCAATGATAGGAATTAATCTATCTTCAGAACCAGATGTTGCATTACCCTTTTGTGCTCTCAATCTATTGTCAACAACAGAATTAATCTGAGTATATGATTGATCAACAAGAGCAGATTGTGATACAAAGTCAAGGATTGCTTCACGGGTCATAGAACCCTTAAAGTCATTAACTCTTACAAGACCATGAATATAGTTATCAGCAGCAGAAGATGTTGCAGGAACATCAACTTCTGTGTTATCTAATTGCTTAAACCAGAGAGGATCGTTCTTGTAATTTAGTGGGTATAGTTTGCTGATTGGCTGAGAGAACTTCATGTTCGTGAAGTTTCCTTGATTACCAGCACCTGTTGGGTATGGTGAAACATTACCACGAACAGCAGTTAGATAGTAAATACCATCTTGCTGACCGTAAATACGACGCTGAATCTCTTCAACATCAAAAATGTAGAATGTGTCATCAATCTCACCAGTATCTTCAACAGATGCAACATAGAACTGTACGTTATCATCGTCAGTAATGATGTCACCAGGAGTAACTGTGTAGATGGAAGAACCATTCTGTCTGTAATAATATTCTGGATATCCCTTACGAATAAGATCCTTAATATACAGAGACTTACCAAAGTCTTCATCAGTTAACAGATCAGAGAACGCATCACCTTGAGTGAATCTAATATTATCAAACTGGGAGTAATCAATATTTCCAGAGACTCCCTTAAGAATCAAATACCAATCACTGGTATTTGGAACGTTCAATACTGCATGAACAAATGCATAACCCGAAGAGTTTCCAAACCAATCAACTCTGTTAGTAGCATTTGACTGTGTTTTATTTGGAACAAAGTTACCACCCTGAGGAGCAGTAATCTTAACCGTAGTAAATGTATCATTCACTAGACCAGCATTTGTAATGCCTTGGTCAAATACAGTAATTTCTAATAACTCATCACCACTCTGAGTATCGGTAAAGTATCTACCAGACTCAATAGTCATGGAGACATAGTTACTAGTCTCAATAATCTTAGAATATTGTGTAGTACCTACAACGTCTCTCTTATAAGGATCATATGCAGATTCCTCAACCAAACTATAGTTAATAAAGTCTGCCTTAGTATAACCAATCTTCTCATTTGCCTGAACTGGGTTAAAGAAACTAGCCTTAGTTACAGAACCAGAAACAGGTTTTAGAACCAATTTTTGTGGCAGAAGTTTTCTTGTCTCGTCCTTACGGATTTTAATACTAAAGCCATTGATTGGATCACGAACCGCCTGCAGATACTCAGGAATAACATAACGTAAACGATAGATACGATCATCCTTATCTCTTTCATCCTTAATTCTTTCAAACCAGGAATCATTTGTCTTATCCTGACCAGAAATATCACTATAAGTTGTTTCGTGTAATCTAGTTAGAATGTTATATTCATATAAAGGATCATTCTGATTAGAAGAATGATCTTCAACCTGCATATACCACTTACCATAAACTGGTGGTGTAGTATCAGGATTTAGATATGATGGATCATATCTTACAGGAGACTCACGCTTATCTGCAAATACAGAGAAATCATAAGTTCCAGACTGGAATGTAATTGCGTTAATATCAGCAATTGCATCTGCCTTTGTTGCGTGAACTGTAAATGTTTTCTCAGTTTGATATCTTGCCCAGAAGAACTTATCTCCTCTGATTCTACCATTAACATCAGCAACAGTTGGATCACCAGCATAGTTTGATCCAACTAGAGGAACACTACCACCCTCATTAAGTCTAAAGAATACTTCATGACCACTAATATCTGCAAATGGAACATCAAAAATATGTGGTACATCAGTACGGATTCTAGTATTTGTATTTGATTCTAATATACATGCATACTCATGTAAATCATACCTATCATCAAGAACAAATTGATAGATATCAATCTCAATATCTGCATCAATTGACTCTACTTCAGCAGAGTGAATGTAGATACCAGCAGCAGCATTCTCTTTGCTACTTGCAAGCATGATCTTAGTTTGATCTGTTCCGTTGAATACAGAAGTATTTTCATAAGGTTCTGGTTTTGTCTTTCTTGCAGGAGCAATTACATAATACTCTGCATTAGTGTTAAAACCATTTGGAAGTCTTACCTTTCTCTTATCTACATCAACATACTTATTCTGTACACTATCCCAACGTGGACGTGGCACAAGGCGAACAGGAGTACCTGTCTCTAAATTATGTGGGTTAGAACCAACTCCAGTTCTTAATGTCCAAACTGTTGATCTAGAAGCAAGTTCGGTAGTAAGTTGAGAAGGCTCATTTCTGGGAACAGTATTCAGACCAGTCTGAATAATTGTTGACATGTTAGTGAAGTACTGACGAATAGCAGAAGCTTGGTCAGCACATTCAGGATACGTTGTATGCTGTGTAATACTATCATCAACTGTTGGTGAGTAATCACTAGTGTATACTCCAGAAGTTAATGTAAAGTATAAGTAAGAGTTTGATGTTGATGCATTTGCATTAACAGAAGGTCCAAATGCAAGTCCTAAAGGAGACTCAACTCTATCAATAGATTGTAGATATCCAGGATTAGCAACTGTATTAGTTAAGATCTGGAATAGTGTAGTAACTGCAGAAGCAACGTTATGACAAGAACCATTAGAAATAGTTCTCAAAACACTTGAAAGTGATGCTGGAGTACTAACAGCATTTTGCACAATTTGAATAAGTGTGTTGACTGTTGTTCTTACATCTTCACATGAACCAACAGATCTAGATCTAACTATATTAACAAGAGTTCCTGGATTTGTGATTGCCTCAGTAACCATAGTAGTAAGAGTTGTAAGACCTGCACTTACATCATCGCAAGGTCCATTAGAACGAGTACGTGTTACACCATAGAGAAGTGCTCCAGAAGTAACCGTATTAGTTAAGATTGTTGATAACGTATTAATCGTAGCAACTTGTGACTGACATGTAGGAGCAGCAGTATCTGCAGTAATAGTAGTATCAAAGATTTGATTCAATGCACTATGATTATTGTTGATTACAGCTTCATTTCTGATGACCTGAATCATCATATCTCTCGCATGATTAAATGCAGCTACAGTCTGAACTTCTTCACCTGCTACATGAGCACCAATCGCATAAAGATTAGAAGCATCCCAGACACGATCATTACCACCATATGCTAAGTTGTATGCAATAACATCAATGATATCCTTAATGTCATCAATACAATCTTGAGAATTTCCAGTTGGTGTAGTAAATGTTGGGAATGATGCCATCATTCTACCAAACGCAACCTCAGCAATGAAATTCTTATTGGCGTTAATTAGTTCCCTAGCATCAGCAGACTTATTATCAACTGGTGTAGGAACATTAACAGTAATTGTGTTATCATAGAACTGTGTAATTCCCTGCTTGGTAATACAATCACTGAGTGAACTTACATAAGTGTGGATGTAATTACCACCAGAAATTAATGCTCCAGTAACTGCGGATACAAATGTATGTGCATAATTACCACCAGTGATAACTGCACCTTCCAAAGCACTGGAGAATGTATGTGCTGAGTTAATACTTACCGCACCCTGTCCACCATTGACATTAACTGTAACAGTTGTTCCTGTTACTGCAATAACATCTAATGATGTATTATAAGCATAATCAGAACCACCTGCTCTAGGATAAGAACTTGTTTGATTAGTTGAAGGACCAATCATCAAATTAATTGTATTATTTGTTACTGTATCAATACCATATAATTTTCCAGAGACAGGATCAGAAGAACGTGGGTAGGTATGGTTAGATGCGTGTGCATCAGCATCACAAGTAAATGTTAGTGAATTATCAGCAATACTGACAAGATTATTTGCTTTTCTAACACCGTTAGTAACAGCACTCACAAATGTATGTGGATAATTACCACCAGAAACTACTGCACCTGCAGTTGCACTAACAAATGTATGCACATCTGTGTTAGTGGAAGGTTGTGTTCCTAAAATCTGAAGAGTAATAGTATCTGCAGTAGTAGAATTAATATTGATTGCTGTATCATAGAATGGATCTGTGCTTCTAGGATATGCCTTTGTCTGACTTGCAGTACTAACAATACCAATATCAACTGTAATAGTTGTTCCTGTTACAGCACTAATAGCAAGACTCTGACCAGAAGCAGGATCTGTTGCTCTAGGATATGTGTGTTGTGTAGCATTACTATCAGCATCACATGTAAATGTGACTGCATTATCAGCAATTTGAATTGTGTCACTGGTAGTAAGAGTGTGTGAACCAATCTCTAGTACCAAAAGACCAGTTGCTGGATCATAAGTTGTACCTGCAGCTGCAGTGTGAGTTATACTATTACTATCTGAAATGGCATTAGTAACACCAGTAACAAATGTATGAACTCCAGCACCATAAGTACAGCTAAAGGATAAAGACTCATTAGCAAGTTTAATACTAGTTCCAGCAGTTAGTCCATGACCAGGAATAGTCAAGGTCATGAAACCTGTAGTTGGATTATATACTGCATCAGTAACGTTATGTTGTACTACTGGTGTAGTACCAACATTAATCTCAAATGTATCAGTAGTTTTATTACCAATCGTTAACCACTTACCACTTGCATAATCAGTAACTCTTGGATAAGTGTGATTGGTAGTATCACTATCCATACCACATGTAAATGTCAGTGAATTGTCAATAATCTTGACCTTATCTCCACTAAGAATTACAGAATTAGCAGCGGCAGCTGTACATATATGAGCAGATGTATCAGGGGAAACACCAATGTTAACTTCTAATGTATTCTGAGTTACATTGCTAACAACTAACTCTTCATTACTTGCAGGGTCTGTTGCTCTAGGATATGTGTGAGTAGAACCATGACTATCCTTAGCACATGTGAATGATAGTGAGTTATCATTAATTCTAATATACTCACCATTCTGAATACCATGATTAGGAATGTCCAGTGTCAATACACCAGTAACAGGATCATATGAAGTGCTAGTAGTTGGTGTAAATTCTTCTGATCCTTTAAATCCATGACTAGGAACTGTAAGAGTCATAACTCCTGTTCCTGCATCATAAGTACCACCAGTTGCGGTAGTTTGATCAGCAGCTTTAAAAGTATGTGCTCCAATATTGAGTTCTAAAGCACCACTAGCAGGAGTATACGTAGAAGCATTTGGTGTATATTTGGTAATACCTACCCTAACAGCATCTGCATCAGCAGATACAAATGTATGTGCATAATTACCACCAGAAACTACTGCACCTGCAGTTGCACTAACAAAGGTATGAGCATCAAGATTACTAATAGCACCCTGTCCACCATTAATATTAATTGTTATGGTAGTTCCAGTGGTTGCTGTTATTGGAAGAGCAGTATCATATGCGTAGTCAGCACCACCTGATGTGTTAGCACCAGAAGCACGAGGATATGTACCCTGATTATTGGTTGTCGCTGATGCTATACCAACATTAACTGTAACAGTTGTTGCAGTGACAGAATCTAGACCAAGTGTTTCATTACGGAATGGGTCAGTAGCACGTGGATATGTGTGCTGTGTAGCATTGTTGTCAGCATCACAAGTGAATGTTAATGCATCCTGTGCAAATGTAATTGTGTTATTTGCTTTCTTAAGACCACTAGCAGTAGCTGATACAAATGTGTGTGCATAGTTTCCACCAGATGTAACACAGTTATTAGTTGCAGAAACAAATGTATGAGCTGTAGTGTTAGTAGATGGGATTGTACTTAGTACCTGAACACTAATTGTTGTAGCAGTTACATCTGTAATAGCAAATGATTTATCAGAGAATGGATCAGTTGCACGTGGATAAGTATGCTGTGTAGCATTACTATCTTCAGCACAAGTAAATGTTAGGGAGTTATCTGCAATCTTAACAGCAGTACCAACAGTCAAACTGTGAGCACCAATGGTAAGTTCCATTATACCAGTGGTAGGATTATAGTTAGCACCTGTAGGTGTATGCTGTACTAATGGAGATGAACCAACATCAACTGAGAATGTATCTGTAGCTACGTTAGAAATTTGTAACCACTTACCGAATGTAGGATCAGATTTACGTGGGTATGTCTTAGTAGAAACATTACCGTCCATAGCACAGTTAAGTGATATAGAACCTTCAGCAAATTTAATTCTATCACCATTACTAAATCCATGTCCAGCAACAGTAACAACCATAGCACCAGTTGCAGCATTATATACTGCGTCTGTTACTGTATGTGTAGAAGCAGGAGTTAAACTGTGTGATCCAACTTCAAGAACCAATGCACCTGTTACTGGATCGTATGTTGTTCCACTATCTGCTGTCCAATTATTACTACCATCATCAGTAATACCATTAGCAGCACCAGTTACAAATGTATGAGCACCAACAGCAGCATTACAACTAAATGTTAATGAATTATCAGCAAGTTTAATGCTCTGTCCTGTTGTCAAAGAGTGAGAACCAATTGTTAATTCTAAAGCACCTGTTGTACCATCATATGTTGCTCCAGTAACGTTATGATTTACTAGAGGGGTTGTGCCAACATTAATAGTGATTGTTGTTGCTGTTACAGAAACAACAGGAGTTGATTGATTATAAGAACGGTCACGCTTGCGCTTAAGACCATTAGTAACACCAGTACCTACGAAAAGGTGAGTATACTGTTGACCAGCGGGGGATTCGCCAACATTAACATCAAAAGTATTTTGAGTTGCATTAGAAATTTGAATGAACTTACCACTAACAGGATCAGATGAACGTGGATATGTATGAAGAGTAGAATTATTATTTTTATCACAAGTAAATGTCAATGAATCATCCTCAAACTTAATCCAATCACCGTCCACCATTCCATGATCATTGACTGTGACTGTCATAGCACCTGTGGATGCCGTGTATGTAGCACCCGTTACAG